TGCATCTGGCGCTCCTAATGCTTTTTTTCAAATAAGTAAAACCACTCCCTCCAAAGGTTGACGCATTCATCACTTTTCTTCTGCAGGTGTTCCTCACGGTACATGTTTCTTTCCGAAAGGCTCCCAATGCTCCCATCCATATTTATGGACTGCCCACATTCCTAAGATAGGAACGAAGACTAGCATGAATGACATTACTCCCAATGCTATGGGATTTTCCATTGTATGTCTAATGAACAGTTGAACGTAGTGCATCTTAGTGAGAGGTCCCGTTTCCGTCATAGTCGTTTGATTCGTAATAGAAATTGTTAACTCTTCGTAACCCGAAATATATGGTGGTACATACAAAGGGTATTGCCAAGATTGCAAGTGCATTACCTAACATCATGTCCTCCGAACATTGCTCTCATTCCATTGAGGACTCTGTTGGCGAATCTCCCGAGTCGTCTTGACTCGAATCTAGCAAAGAGGGCGCTAGTGATAACAGGGGCAGGTACACCAAGGTCCACAGCAGCGTTAACAGTCCAACGACCCTCACCACTATCGCTGACGCCCCCATCGTACTTGCCAAGCTCTCTATCGCGGCGTAATACAGTAGCGGTAAGATCAAGAAGCCAACTGCCAACCACGCTACCACGACGCCATAACTCAGCCACCTCAGAAACGTCAATGTCATAGCAATAGTCTTCTGGGCAGTCCATTGGAGCAACCTCAGCATCTCCTTCTTTGACATATTTTGCACCCGCATTTGCTTCATGTAGAATATTAAAACCTTCGGCATATGCTTGCATGATGCCATACTCAATACCATTGTGGACCATCTTCACAAAATGTCCTGCACCTGGTGGTCCACAATGTAACCAACCATGCTCAGCACTGGTTTCATAATCTAATGGATTAGTGCGAGAGGTAGCCCCGATACCTGGGGCGAGTGCCCTAAAGATAGGAGCGCAGACGGATACTGCAGTATTTGCACCACCAACCATAAGACAGTATCCACGCTCCAAACCATAAACACCGCCACTAGTGCCACAGTCAATATACGATATGCCCAACTTAACCAACCGTTCTGCCCTGCGGCGAGAGTCTTTAAAATTGCTATTGCCATGATCAATAATAATATCTCCCTCCATACAAAATTGTAATAACTCATTGAGTGTGTCCTCTACTGTTTCTGCTGGTACTACCATCATAAAGATGCCAGGAACTCTGGCAGTATCCGTAAATACACCCGTGGTAGAATGTACTACTTGAACAAGGATTTCCAAAGAAGTGGTACATCCACTGATATAACCCTTTTCATATTGTTCATTAGCTTTTTCATAGTTGTTCCTGTACCCCCATACTTCGTGTCCTGCTTTGATGAGACGACGGGACATACCTTCGCCCATTCGTCCGAGTCCGATGATACCTACTTTCATTTTTTAAATAAATCCTCTATTTGTTTTCTGGCATCTGCCATTTTTTGTTTCTCACGATCATCGTGTTTGTAACCATGTTTACCAGTTACAATAAAATGTCCCTGACATATCATAGTCATGCCAAATAAGAATAATGTTATTACTCCTATCCAGTCTACAATGTGATGTTGAGCCATGGGAACAAAGGTGGTATTACTCCAATGAGTCGAAGGAGACCTTCAGCAAAAAGAGACAAAACAACCCAACCAACACACATTGAAATAATCGAAGCATTACGATTGTGTTTTCGTATGGCACCATCTATCATCTCCTGTACACGTTCTTCAGTTAATCTGTTGGGTGGTTCGACACCCTTTCCCCAGTCTTTAAACATTGATCATCTCCATAGCATACTGCAGTAAACGACCTCATTAAGTTTCGTCATCTTCTTCGTAGTCGTAGGTTAGTCTACAGTCCCAAAGAGAATCATCATAGTCGGGTTCATAGATTGGACAAGGTTCTTCAAAAAGATGACCCATCCTCAACTGAATGATCCGTTCTCTTAGACTTTTGTAAAATTCTCTTTTTTCCTTTGGGTTCATTGGACGTGAATAGTACCAATCATACCTGCGCCTTTATGGGGACCACACCAGTAAGTATAGTCACCCGCTTCGGAGAATGCAACATCAAACTCTTCACCAGGCATCATTGCCAGAGCTTCGTGACTTAACTCTGGATGATCCTCAACGACAACGTTATGAGGAGGGAGCATATTATTAACAAAATGCACCGACTCGCCAGCAGAGATAGTAACCTCTGCAGGATCAAACACAAGATTGCCATTGGAACCCATCTGTACGTCTACTGCCCATGCTGGCAGTGCAAGAAACAATGAAGTGAATAAAGCAATAAAAAACTTCATTAAGTTATAGCAACTAAGACTATTTACTCATTGAAGTTTTTCTCTTAAGTATTATTTAACGCTATATGTCAGTGAGCCCTCACTTATTCCACCACTGAGATTCACCCTCTTCGTATTTTTTCCCAAACGTATCTAAATCTTCCATCCTCTTCACCCATGTATCTCCACCCTCTTGTCCTTTAGATGGATTAATACACTGAAAGTCACCCAATTTATTGCAAACTAATCCAGCAAGATCCAGATCATTTCCTTTTACACCTGTGCCCGACCAATAGTGCTGCCCATTGATCCATAGAGCACCACACTTGGGACACTCTGCTCTACTCATAGATAAGTCAGAGTACTCTCTATCGTTTTCCATAGGTTTTGTAGTGTTCTGTGAAAGTAGTTGGTTCAATTCCTAGATCCTTTTCCAACTTTCTTCGTATGAAGTATGCTCGGATAACGATCCAATGCCAACGGATGTCTATCTCAATGAATCTAACTAGACGCATCGAATCCTCCATCCCAAGATATGCTATGAGTAGAATGAGGATGGTAGCAGTCAAGTAGAATGAGACCATACGAGTATCACGTTGATACAGCAATTATAGTACTATTTACCCAAAAATCAAGTTACCGTATGTTACGGTTTGTAGATATATGAAGTTTATCTTTGTTCCAACCAGTTGAGGACTGCCAGTGCTGCTTTGTTAGTGTTGGGAGAGGCACACTCTAGAGTGTAGATATCACTCACAGTTCCCAAAGAACTTCTACCAATCTGTAGTGCTGCCTTGTCGTCAAGTTCAATCAGACTAGCACCACCACCAACAGTAAATCCTGATAGAAGCACTACACCACCAGTAGAAGCAGTCGCAGTAGTATCAATCTGAGTAATCGCATCTGGGTTTGGATGATCCGTCCAACTAGCACCAGTAAGAGTTGGATTTTCTACCAGTCTCCAGAATACATTCGTGTTGTCGTTTGTTGCTACCTGTAGAGATCTTGGCAACACGATACCTGCCAAAGCACCAGCTTTTAGACGCAAACTCAAAACGGGGTAGTATGTATTTGCTGCTGTCAGTGTAGTGCCAGTGATGGGGTTGGCATAACTAATCAGTGTACCGAGTTTCTCTGGTTCACCTTCTTGGGTGAGAGAGTTAGAACCTTGATAGATGTAATGAGTTCCAGCAGCACCAGTTACATTCTCTAACTCGCATCTGATTGGAAGGAATGGAGTGGAGCACCAAACACTATCTTGGTGGTTTGCAATATTAAACTTATGAATGACGTGAGTTTCACCATCAATCGTATAAGTGAAGATTACTTGACCAGCACCATACCATTCATACTCAATGTTAATCATCTGAATGGCAGTGGGACTAGCAGTAATCTGACTAGGACCATTACCATCTAACTTATCACCATTCCAGTTATCTCTGGTAACTCTTGTTTCTACTACACTACCAGATGCTTTACTGCGAATAACACAAGAATAGGTGTCACCATCATCCTCAAAGTAAGCACCATTGTTCTCGTCAAATATACCAAATCTTCTGCGAACTCCTGCTACTGGAGTCTCCAAACGAATAGCAAAAGATATCAGTGATGCTCTGCCAGGAATGTATCTCATCACAGCCCTGGTCTGTCTGATTACTTTGTCACCAGCAATGCTGCCAACAGACATCGTGACATTGGAAGCATTTGGATTATGGACAGCAGAAGCAGTGCCAGTGATGTCAGTTTCCCAAACATCAGTCTCTAAACCATACTGGAATGTGTTAAAGAATACTGTCTGATATGGAGATGTTTTTAATCTATTCTTACCAGTAAACTGAGGTCTCCAATCAGTTTGCTCACCCCAATGGTCAGCAATATTAACTACCTCAAATAGAGTCCTCTCTTGGTTTAGAAAGTCCTGTGTGTTCTTATTCCACTGTGCCATGACTTAAAATGCTCCGTACTTATGACCCTCGCCATCAATTGTAACTTTGTTTGACTTGGTGATGTTTACCTTACTCTTTTCTACGGGGTAGATTGCTTGGACCATTGCACCAGGATATTCACCCTGAAGCATTTCTACCAACTCATTCTTGGTAGGAGCACCCTCGGAGACAAACTCGATATTATACAACTCACCTTTGTAGAGTACATCAGCAGAATAAGTTTCGCCTACTTGCTGAGGTTCTTCTGGTTGAGAGTTGATGTAGAGATTTCCGTTGAAATCTCCCGAGATGTTTACAGACTCGGATATAAACTCGTTATAGGATTTCATCAGCAGTTCCACGCTCTAAGGGACTTGGACAGACGGTCATCGCCTGTGTTGTTGGAGGGTTTCTGTCTCTTACGCATTCCTTTCATTCTAGCGCAGAATGATGCCCTCCTGGGATTTCCAACCTTCTTGCTTGGTGCTTTAAGGTCAGATCCAGGATTTTCTCCCTCGTAAGACTTGCGTCCTTTTTCGTTGAGTCCTCCTTCTGAGTTTTGTCCTGCTTTTCTTGTCCAGGCTGCTCCTTCATTGGTTACTTCTTCTGGGACACAATTGGGTACAAGTTTGTCACCTTTCTTTTTCATGCCCTGTTTTTTGTAACCTTGCCAGCACTTCTCTTGGAATTGTTGGAAGGTGAGTCCTTCGGACTTATTGCCCCAATTCTTTGCACCGACTTTACGGCACTTCACAAGTGCGCCAGATGCATATGCACTAGGCCACACGGAATAACGACTCTTCACTTTCTTATAACAAGCATCTTTTTCACCTGCTGCTTCTTTGGTTAGATAACCTGCAGCAGCATCCATATTGTGCTCGGTGTCAGTAATCTTTGCTTGCATCCATGCAGGGAGATTCTTCTCTTTCTTACCGAGTTTCTTCTTCAGTTCTTTGACATCTCTCTCAACACTGCTCAACTGAGATTGCGCCATTGAAACTTCGTGATCCTTTTCTTCATTTTTAATACCACCAACTCTGTCAACTACACGACCGATTGCACGACCAATCTTGTCACGCTTACGCTCTTTGGGTTTGGGTGCAGGTGCAGATTTCTTACCCTGACGCTTGGCATAATCCATATAGGACTCACCCTTCTTCAACTTCTTGGGGTCTTCCTTGGGTTTAGACTTCTCAGCACGATCTTCACGAGCACGCTGGTTAGCACCAGGACCACCCAGTTTCTTATCCTTCTCAGGATCTGGATGCCAGAAGTCACCACGCTCTAGGATAGTTTCTTCAGTTGCCACGTTTTTCGCTTTCCCCTTTCTATCTGGATTGGGATCTTCAGAATTCTTTCTACGGAATGCTGCGTCCTCTTCGTCTTTATTTAGGTCACGCTTCATTTTACTAGACCCGCACTTGGGTTTAGTTGTTTGTCCAGGTTGTTTTGCACAGGGTTTTCCTGCGTATTTACCGCCCAGTTGTACCCAACCAGGGGTGCCATCAGAAGCGCGACTCTTGCTAAACCAGTCACGCAAAGAAGAATCACCACTCTTGTTCCCCTCTTCGACTTTTTTCCTTTCGGGGAGTTTGTCATGTTTTGTTTTAGCATACTTTTTCACGTCGCCCTTGGACATGGAGGATGCAGCTTTGGAAACCTCAGGCGACGGGGAATCCATCTCGCCCTTTTGAGCCGCCCTAACCATCCCGAAGAATCTTTGTTGCGCTTTTGATTTTGCTCGCTCATAGATATCGTAGTATGTCGGCGGCATTTTTTGCATTTCTCCCATCGCCATTTTGTTTGCAGTTTTGTGCATGACCTCTTTGGAACGACTCCCATAGAGTTTGTTCCACCGATGTCTGCCCTTCATCATTCCCCTAATGTACTTCTTAGCGGTTTGATTTACAGCAGGTGGAATATCAGATTGAAATCCACCTGCCATATCAACCTCCGACTACTTGTACTTCTTCTAGAACAACTGCATTATCAGTTACTGCAACCTTTATGCATCGTTTGACGATTGCTTGTGGTCCACTATAAGCATATGTGTAATCTGCAGCAGCAGCAGAAGAGTCCACATTAGTTGTAATCGTGCTACCAGTAGCTGCTGTGATCGTTTTCCCAGCGGTGCCAGCAGATAAGAATTCACTGCCAATAGCAGGGGAAGTTGCAGCATCGACAACAGCAATAAAGTCTCCTACTGAGAATGGATGAGTGTTACTGGTCTCTCCAAGATTTGTACCGAGTGTATATACTGTAGTTGCAGAATCTGTTGCTTTTACAACTCTTGCTTGACCAGGTTTTCCACCTTTCAGCAAAAGTGCTTGGTCTTGAACAATAGTGATTGCAGGACCATCATTGAATGCGATGGTAGCATCGCCTGCAGTTGCAACTACACGATAGTATCCAGTTTCAACAACTTGATACTCTGTAGCTCCAGCAGCAACTGCGTTAGTGCTTAAAACATTTAATACTGTCATGTCGTGTTATTTCGAGTCAGTATTATTTATCTCCTTTTGCTTCTTTAGCATTTTTTGGAGGTCCGCAGTACTGCCAATAAACATCGTGTTATTAACAGTAGACGGTCCCGACTTTTTATCTTCGGCATCTAGTTCTTTCATTTTCTTTTGCAAGTCAATCAACTTGTCAGCAGTATCCGCTACGTTCTTAATAAGTTGACCTGCAACTTCATAAGCACGAGGATGATCTGACGCTCGTGCCACATCAAGTATGCCATCTACTGCCTCCTGTCCTTTCATTACTAAGTTATGAAGTTGAGCACGGGTAGTCTCATAATCCTGCTTCACATCAGGAGTATCTGTTTTCTTAAGTTCAGGTTTCACTTTTTCAACATGCTTTTGGAGTTCAGAAGGTTCTGCACCAAAAGCATCATTTAGTCCATCAAAAGGATTTGCCATATTTAAATTGCCTCATCAACACCGCTGGTAGGATTACGTTTCTTATTATCAGTGAAGTCTTGATCAACAACACCAAATCCGAAGTCGTCGTCTGCATCCGCTGAGACTGGATCGGGTTGGATAGTGTAACGAACTTCTCTTGGTGCCGATGCAGTATCGACTTTTGTATACATGTCGGTGATAACCTTTTTGATGGTCTTCGCATCGGTGACGGGACCATACAAGTATGTCTTGACAGTAAACTGAAGTGTATAAATGATTGCTCTACGTGAAGAAAAATCACCTTCGTAAGTATCCTCATAGTCCACATTAGTAAGAACTACAGGAACATCCTTTGTCTCATCGACATCAGGAACCAACTTTACCGATAGGTTGTAATGAGGTTGAAAGAAAGGAAGAATCTGCTCAAGAATCTGCATACCATCTTCTTGATTCTTAGAAATGATTGCTAGTTCAAATGAGAGATTGTATGGAACGGGCATAAACACGTTCTTGTTCTCATCTACATCCTTTGCAAACTTAATCTTTTGTGTAGGCGATACTTTCCTACTAGGATCATACTGAATTCCATTGATCTCAAACGAGATTCTAGGAAGAGTGATCTGCACTCTTTTATTTGTAGGATCTGGATTTTGATCCAGACGTGCCAGAAACTTCTGCTTTGGACCATATGCCAAAGGAACTTTCATGACTTCGTTAGTACGACGAAGTTCAATATTGTTGAACAGCGTACCAAACGCTACAACCGTTCTTCTAAAAATCTCGTGATATGAATATGTGCCTAACATCAGATTGTCGTGTCAGTTGTGGAACCAATAGAACCGAATGGATTAGATTCGGTAAAGTCAATAATATCGTCGTCCTGAGTCTCGAACGAGTAGTTTTGATCAATACTGTCAGCAGTATTAACGTTATTTAGTGTGTTATACGTTTCGGGACTCCAGAGAGCACCTGAAGTTAGACCCTTCACTGTTTCAGCAGTGTTGAATGTTCCTGTTCTGTTGATGACTTGAAGTTCTCTTGTACCAGAGTTCCAGGACTTAACTTCTGCTCTGGAGTCTTTTGGTGAGTAGTCAATCGCCACAGTTGGTGCAGTAGTATAACCAGTCCCGCCAGCTGTGATAGTAATGCCAGTGACAATACCAGCAGAACTGACTGTAGCAGTCGCCGTTGCCCCATTTCCACCTCCTCCTGTAATGGTAACTGTAGGAGGTAGAGCAGACTTGTAATGCTCACCGCCATCTGTAACTGTGATTGCACTAACAGCATCGCCTGTTATGGTTGCAGTTGATGTGGCACGATAAAGGTCACCAACGATTTCCTCACCGACTGTAAAGTCGCCAGTGCCGCCAGCATCCATAACCAACTTAATAGCATTGGCGAAGGTAGTTTCGATAGCATCAATCGCTGCAACACCAGTGTCAAGTTCTTCATCACTATATTCAAAGAGTTCGCACTGACATTCCCAAACATATCCTTTACCCAACTGATAAAATGGGCGTTCTGCTTCTACAAATGATATTTCAAAAAGATGCTTTGTTGTTGGGAACCAAATCAAATCTCCTTCATTGGGACGACCCTCTACATTTAATACTGCATTATCATCTACTTTTTCTGTAAACTTCTTACGAGAAAATACAAACGTGGTCTTGTCTTCAATCCTAACACCAAACTTACTAAGAAGTTCTCCTTGACCTTCCCACCCTTCTACATTATTAACATATGCTCTAACTGATAGTGCTTGTGTAAATGAACTACTTTCTACCTCATTTAAGATAGTATCTCGATTTACATAAGTTCTAGGCAAATAGTAAATATCCTGACCGTAGAGTTCAATACTCTCTACAATCAAGTTCTCCATAAAAGTCTGCTCTTGTGCAGATCCATTAAGATTCAGTCTACACGAAGATGCATAGTTTGACTGAATACAATTTTCTGGGGGATCGTTTCTATAAGTCATATCAACCGATTAAATCCATTGGAGGGAGTTCATAATCTTTGCGAATCTGCTCTTCAAGGTCTTTCTTGAACTGACTTGCATCTTCAAGAATGCGACGACCATTTAGGGTTACACCACCAAGCATTTGAACGCCATCATACTTACTTAAGTTACGACCCCATTGCTGTTGGAAGAGTGCTTCAACATAATCTTTTAACCAAGCATCGTTATACATCGCGGTATATGTATCAGGATCTTGACGCATGATAACTTCAACAACAATGTAATCACCTGCTTGCAACTCCTTCCAGTCAAAATCAAGATAAAGTTTTCCTTGATATTCATTGAATCTAACTCTACGATTCATAGAAGAGTTGGTTACAAAGTCTAGAGTCTCAAGATATTGAGATGTCATGAAGTAATGCAGAATGTGTCCATGCGTCATCGCATAGATATCATTCAAGAAGATTTGATACTTGATATTGAAGATATTGCCAGGTGTCACGCTAGATGCGCCAATCTGACTATAAACATGATTGACTGCTAACACACCAGGAGGAAGAGAAACATACTCGTTTCCTTCATACCAGTCAGTTGCTCCCAGCTGCGTTGTTGTCTTTGCAGCAGTTGTAATAGCATCAGTTACTTGAATCTTGATAAATGCCTTATAACTTCCGTTGTAGGCAAACTCTTGAAAGTAATCGATTGCTTCTTCAATCAGGTCATCCAGTTGCTCGTCACATACATTGATGTCGATTGCTGGAAAACCTAATCTGCGAAGTGCATAGTTTTTTAACTCTGTTTTAGAAGCGGGTCTGGTAGCTGACATTTGTTATCAAGCGAATGAGGAGATTGTAAGGTTAGAAACATCACCTGCAGATACGGTCTCAGTCTTCTTAAAGAATCCATCGACGTTATCGACAGTAATCTGATTGGTGCCCACAGCAGTGATAACAGCGGTGGTGCCTGATGTACCGCCAGTGACGGTATCACCAACTGCCATTTCAATAACAGCAGAGACATTAATAGTTGCATCTGCATTACCAGTAGAGATGGTGATTGTTTCACCAACAGCATATCCAGCACCACTAGCATTGATTGCAACAGCGGTGATGATACCACCAGATGCAGTGATATCTACTGTCAAACCTATGCCACTGCCACTAGAAGTAGTAGCAACTCCAGTAGCGGTGTTGTATCCAGAACCGCCGACCAGCGTTCCGTTATTGAGAGCAGTTACATCACCAGGAGTAGGATCGCCAGACAGTGCCAAGGTCAGAGTTGTTGCAGTTGCAAGGTTGTTGAGCATTGCTCTCAGTTGCTCATATGCATTGTCAAGTTGTGTCTGAACTCTTGCTTCTGTATAGTACAGGTTTGTGCCTTCAGAAAGGTCACCAGTATCAGCAGCGGCAATACGTGCATCAGCACGAGCATTGGTGAAGTACAAATTGGTAGAACCTTCACTCAGATTATCAGTGTCTGCTGCAGCAATACGAGCATCTGCACGTGCATCTGTATAGTACAGGTTCGTGCCTTCTGTCAGGTTACTAGTGGTATGGTTGCTGATACTAGAAACTGTTCCAGTTACATTACCAGTTACATTACCAGTGACGTTACCTGTAACATCGCCAGTCAAATCACCAGTAACATTACCAGTTACATTACCCGTGACATTACCAGTCAGGTTGCCAGTTACATCACCAGTCAAATCACCAGTGACATTACCAGTGACCTGGCCAGTAACGTTACCTGTGAGATTACCAGTAAATCCAGTGTTCGCTGTAATCGTAGTACCCGTGACCGCAGCAGGTGTATTACCACCAACGATGCCATCGAGATTACCAGTAACGTTACCTGTAACATTTCCAGTCAAATCACCAGTGACATTACCCGTTACATTACCAGTCAGATTACCTGTAACGTTACCTGTAACATTACCAATCAGTGCTGCAGTGATTGTACCAGCAGAGAAGTTACCAGAACCGTCACGCAGGACCAGGTTATTTGCCGAGTTAGAGGACGTAGAAGCGACGTTAATGGTGATATTGCCAGCAACTGCATCACCGTTAGTAATAGTGACGCCAGAGGACGCTGTAGCGGTCACAGAGCGTCTTGCATAAGTGCCTGTGCCAGTCCTTACTACCAGACCTGTGCCAGTCTGGGCAGCAAGAGCAGTAATATCAGAGTCGTTGAAGACCGTTGTGATAGTTACATCAGCAGATCCATTAAAGGAGACATTACCATCAACAACACCATCAACAGTGATTGTTCTTGCAGTCTCCAGGGTGGTTGCTGTAGAAGCGTTACCAACCAGAGCAGCAGTGATAGTTCCTGCAGCAAAGTTACCAGAAGAATCGCGATTAACAACCGTGGTAGGTGTGTTTGCCGAAGCAGTCGTCATGCTATCCAGGAGGTCAACGTTCAGGTTGTTGACCTTAGTGGTAGATGTGATGATCAGAGGTGTTACACCTTGAGCAACGTTTGATGTGATTTGACCATCAACAGTCAGGGTGCCATCAATGTTGGCATTGTTATCAACATCAAGTGCTGTGCCAGACCCAGTAAGATTAAGAGAACCAGCACGAAGAGGAGCATCTGTGCCAGTATGAACTTCGGCGTTGTTAGTTGCATCGACTAAGAATGAGAACTGGTTGGCGGATCTGTCATATCCGAAGAAGCCCACTTTCGCAGAGCCGTCGTAATAACGGAACTCAACACCACGGTCCTTACCGTCGTTAGACGCTGGTGCTGTGTCACCACCCAAAGTAATAATAGGGTCATCGAGAGTTGTGACCGTAGAGTTAACAGTAGTTGTTGTTCCATTAACAATCAGGTTCCCACCGACAGTAAGTGTATTATGTAAAGTTGCATCACCAGTGCTTACATCAACATAGAATGCATCTCTAGAGTTTGCATCATCCCAAACGTGGAAGTCGCCACCAACCCATGCATTCTTAGTAACTCTTGCACCACCATCAACGGTAAGAGCAACAGAGTTATCAGCGAATGTTGTAGCATCAGAAGTATTGGTAATCGAAACGCGACCGCTAAATCCAGTGTTACCAGACTGAGTAGTTGCACCAGAGATTTCAAAGTCTCCGTAGACGCGCATATTGCCGCCAACAGCGAGGTTTCTTTGAACACCAACACCACCAGTAATACGAACTGCACCATCAGCACCGTAGAGACCTGTCAGAGTTTGATCAGTATTTCTTGTGAAGGTAACAACATCAGAGACGCCCAGGGTATCGTTGATCTGAGTTGCATCACCAACAGTAAGAGTGCCAATGATATTTGTATTGCCGTTATCTGCATCAACACCAAACTTCTCAACAGCAGAACCATTTCTAATCGAGAAGACTTCGTTAGCAGCATCAATAATCAGAGAATCGTTGATAGTTGTCTGACCCTGAACAACCAGAGTACCATCAGTTGCAACATTACCAGATGCAGAAGCAACAGTGAACTTGTCTGTAGTGCCAGTTCTAACTGCAAAGTCAGCATCAACATCAACAGTGCCATTAAATTCTGAGTTACCTTGAACTAAAAGTGTCTGGTCGAAGGTAACTGCATTGCTAACGTCAAGAGTATTGGTGATTTCAGTTGCACCATTGACATCTAAAGTGCCTTCAATATTAGTATTGCCAGTTAAGTTATCAACAAAGAACTTATCAGTTGTACCGTTTCTAACAGCGAAGTCTGCATCAACATCGACCGTGCCATTAAACTCGGAGTTACCAGCAACGTCGAGTGTGCCTTGAATATCGGTGTTACCAGATGCACCAAGGACAGAGAACTTAACAGTGTCTCCATTGTCCTCCTTACCAACAAACAGACCTTGACCAGAACCTGTGCCACCAACATGCAAAGTAGTTCTAATACCAGCACCACCGTATACTCTTAGGTTAGAAGTATCGTGTGTTGCATAAGAAGGTGTATATACTGCTCTAGTGCCTGTACGCAACTTATAGCGAACTTCTAAGTAGTTTTGTCTGGAGTAGTTCGCAGTAACGTCTTCTTTCTGAATGATTTGACCGTTGATGTAGAGGTCACTATTAAAGAGAGTATCACCTTCAATATATCCACCACCATCAACACGAAGAGCGCCATAATCGCTGCTACCAATCTCATAGAGACCAGTAACACCATTCAAGTTAATATTAGGTTCGTCAACATTCTCAAGGTAAACAAGACCAGAAACATTCAGAGTGTTATTGAGGTCAAGAGCACCTGTTAGAGTCGTATTGCCAGTTACTCCAAGTGTGCCTGCAATGAGAGTGTTACCAGAAGCAGCAACAACATTGAACTTATTAGTGTTGACATTGAAGTTACCAGTTACATCCAGGATGCCACCAAGAGATCCATTACCAGTTGTAGATTGGAACTCAATCTTAGTGGTGCCACTACCATTATTCAGTTGCAGTGTCTTAGAAGCACCTTGAATGACCATATTGTCATCAAAACGAGAGGTGCTATTAGCACGGAATGTGCCATCAACATCCAGAAGACCACCAATGTTTACATCCTGACCAATACCAGCACCACCAGCAACTACGAGGTCACCCGTTGTATTTGAAGTGGAGTTAGTGTTAGTTGTAAGTTTTACATTACCAGCAATAAGACCAGAATCAGTACCAGCAAAGACTTCGGAAGTATTTGTAGCAGCGTGAAGGAAGCGATAACCGCCTTCATGACCACCCAGATCAGTGTACCCAGTATCCCAACCATAGAAACCGACTCGTGCTTGAGTGTCATAATAACGGAACTCAATACCACGATCTTTGTTATCATCAGATGCAGGAGCAGTATCGCCACCCAAAGTTATTACAGGATCATCAACTGTTGTTACTGTTGAGTTGACTGTAGTTGTAGTACCGTCAATCTGGAGATCGCCAAAGATACGAACCAGACCAGATGCAGTACGATCATCACCAGGGTCAAGATTTAGTTGACCAGTAGATGCCAAATAGTTGGACTGAATCCTCAAGTCCTCAATATGAACCTTACCATTTGCATCAGATGCATCAATGTCAACAACATCTTCTGCAGTGATTGTAACTGTGCTTGTGCCAGACCCAGCATTTGTAGAGAGGATACTAAGGTTTCTAGCAGATGCAGAGTTTTGGGTTAACTGGAAGGTAAGGTTACCATCCCCAGTCTTATCCAGTGTCTGAGCAACAATGCCGTCAAGAGTAATGTCAGGATCAGAGAAGTACGAGCGTACATTAATATCAAGTTCGCCAGCTCCGCTGTCCCCTGTATTATTAGCGCCAACAAGTAGATTGCCGCTCGTATCATTAACTTTGATATAGTTAAGATAGTTGAATCCTCTGTATCCAGTGGTTCCAGTAAGTTCTTGATCAAGTTCAAAATCTTCTTTTGTATTTCCATCAGCAAAAGAAATTCTATTATTCTGTAGTTGAGTGTTATCTACACCTAGTGCAGCGATGGTGACGTGCCCGTTGCTGTCAACATCGAAATCTTCCTGTGCAAATGAAGCCAGTCCCTTCTGCTCTGTTGCTTCAGCCGCGAGGTAGCGCCAACCTCCATTATCGCCACTGGAATGAGTAGGAGCACCAGCACCAGCACTGATTGCCTGATATGCTTGGTAAACTTTTGATTCGTTCGCGATGATATCATAGCGAGCATAAGTAGTGCCTGCATTATAGCTAGAATACTTACTACCTTCAGTAGCAGTAGCAATAGGTACATTTGTAGCACTCGATAAGCGACCATGATTGTCGCAGGAGAACTTAACAGCGTTTACAGTTTCTGTACCGAAAGGTTCACCACTACCACCTGCTTGAGTTACAGATGTAAGACTCTCTGTATTATAGTTACCAGCAACAAGACCTGCCTGAACAGCAAGAGAAAGGTTGGGGTTACCAGAAACACCAGTACCATTAGAAACAACGATGTCAGCACTTTCAGCAAGAATCTGCCTGACTGCAATCGAACCAGCACCAGTTCTTACATAGAAACCTGTACCAGTTTCATCTGAGATTGCTTCCAGGTTTGGATTCCAAGGTTGTGCCAGAGAAGTGTCACTAGTTGCAGAACCGTCCAGACCATAATCTGCCAGATTCATCTGAGCAGGAGTTCTAGCATTTACAACTCTACCTTTCTGGTCAACTGTTACTTCAGTAAAGACACGAGTAATACTAGGATCGTTGTCTTGCAAATAGTGTGGCAGAGTAGAAACAAGCGTCAATGCCGAAGACAGGTTCAGGTTTTGAGAACCGTCAAAGTTTCCAGAAGCAGTAACATCCCCAGATAACTGAATCTGACGAGTTTGATCAAGACGGGTTGCAGTAGAAGCATTACCAATCAATGAAGCAGTAACAATTGCTGCAGAGAAGTTACCATCAGCATCTCTTTGAACAAGAGTGTTTGGCGTGTTGGTGTTAGATTCAACAGGACGCTCATATCTCAGCGTGTTCCATGCAGTAACACCATCACCAATCTTAATACGACCCGTATCGAGTTCGATTCCGAGTTCACCTTGTGCAAGAGTTGGGTTCGCGTTTGCCCATTCCTGGGCACCACCACGTCTTAATTGAATTCTATTTGCCATTTTTTACAGACAACTCGATAGAGATTATGCTTCCAAGTTATTTATGCGTAATAAAAAAGGGGCATTACTGCCCCTCTAATCATTCTGCAGTTTCTTCTTCCGTCTCCTCCTCTGGAGGTGCGGACATTGTTTCGGGATTATAATATTCCAGTGCTTCGATAGCACCCTGCAGTTTCAGACCAGTCGTTTCATTTTCCTTGATTTTTGCAGCAAGTTGCTGATTTTCATTAATGATTGCTTGCAAACGCTCACGAAACTGAGCGATCATTTCAGTCTGAGAGACTTGTTCAATAGACATAATGTTTACTTCTGATTGTGGACTAACGTTAGTAAAAGTGATTTGATATCACTCATATCAGATTTTAACTCAGAAACTTCTTTTTGTAAAGCTTCCATTTTCGCTTTTTCTACCTGCTCTGCTCTATGAGCAGTCATATACTTTTCATATTCACTTTGATCAGCACACTGGAGGGAACCCGTTTCCGAGTTCCTGAACCAGTTGCTTTTATCTTTCACTGGGATGTGAGTCATTATACAGCAAGGGCGATTGCTCTGATATCTTTGATGATTGGACTGTACGCCTGGTTGGGAGAAACAAATACAACCTTGATTTGATACTGGTCAAAGTTTAGACCAGATACTTCGTACTCATACTCACGGAACAGTTGTCTTTCCGTTGTAGCAGGAATCTTAGCATCTTCGGTTGGGAAGAAATCGAATCCGAGTTCTTCAATAGGTGTTGCCGTACCAACGGGACGTACTCTATATAGGACCTTAATCTGACTATTAGGAGGACGGTATCCCTCAAAGTAGACCTTGATAGAACCAGAAGGATTGGTCAGATCTGCAATACGACTAATGTATACCGCATCGTGAGAATCACCAACTGCAAGTTTAGCAGTATTAGGATCGGAAGGATTGTTAATCCTACTAGAAACAAGAGTTGCCGACAGTCTATCAGTATCAATAACAGGAGAAACGTTTGTTTCAAGACTTGATAAGGTCAAGTCCATTCTGAAGGACTTAGCACCACTGAGTTCGTTAGACTCGTTGATGTTAGAACAAATCAGTTGAGGAGAGTCAAGATAGTTGTCGGTTCCGAGGATGACATCATTAAATACACCATCATTCGAGAACGATGCCTGAGATAAGGTTTGTCCGTCATTGATTGATGTACCAGAGATGGTATTAATTCTTGCCGTAATATCTGTCTTGGGAAGAAGCATTCTCTCAACCTGAGGAATAAGCAAGTTGTACTGAACATTTTGAGTTGCATACATGTTAGTGCCACCACCCAGGATACCAAGTCTAGCAATAGAAGAGGTAGTCAGTTCATAAGAATCGAGAGTTGGATTCTGGATTCCAATATGAGTCTTGTTAATCTCAATCAGAGGAATGCCGTCAAGGTTGTAGCACTCAACAACAGACTCGTCTGCGTGAGATACTGCAGTTGTACCGTCAAGACCTCTTTCATTGATTGTGATTGTCTTATTATCATTACTGATAGCAGAATAAGACATAATCTCATTACCAATCTTGATATAACCAACATTGCTGGAAGAGATTAATACACCATTGATTGTCTTGTGGAACGCTGCAGCATCACTGACAGAAACAGATGTATCTGAAGCAGAAATAGATGCCGTCAGAGAGGTATCTGCAACTTCGGAGACTGCACCTTCAATCTTAACGTTGTTGGCAGTGCTATGCATACAGTGATTACTGTGCAAGATCTTAACCTTTCTCTGAGAAGATGCATAGGTAGGCGTTGCATCAGGGAATGCATTGCTGATTGTTGCAGCTTCAACAGCGTCACCAGCATAGGTAACAGCAGAGAATGCAACGTTGCCAGCAGTTCCATCTCCTTCCAGAGTTTCACCAGCAGTAAATGCCTTAGAAACATAACGGAATACGATTGTACCAGTATCACCACCATCATCGCTTACAACTTCAGCAGTTGCGCCAGATGTAGCGCCAGTGACAGTATCACCTGCACTATAGGTAGCACCAGTTCTAGAAGCAGAAGTGACTGTAATAGTTGCAGTAGTCTTGGAAGAAACAATACCGTTAGTAACGATATTATTATTCACACTACCTTGCTGCCAGTTACCAGAAATATCGTTGATTGTCAGAAGAACACCAGCAACAGTTACTTCTCTCTTAGTGATAGTACCTTCTGCGTTAGTAGTCTTCTGATAGATACGAGCGCCAACGGTATAGGGAAGAGTTGTGGAGTTCAGGTTCAAAACCAGTTCAGGTGTGAATGTCTGAATACCATCTCTACGGAGGTTTAGTTCACCACCATTACCTCTTGCAAGAACAGTGTTGTTCAAAATCAATGCAGAGTTAACAGTATTATTAAATTCTGCTCTGTTTACAACAAACTTAAGGTCTTCGTACTGGTCAGCAGTCCATGTAGATGCGTTTTGTGACTTAAACAGAACACCAGCATAAGGTTGTTCAGAGATTGTTCTGTCACCAGTAATATCCTGGTCACCCATTCTAGAGATCCAAATCTGATAAGAGTTGGAGTCAGAGAGGAGAACGAAACAGTGCTCAACAGACTGAGGAATGAAGACAGGAGCATCAAATGTAAATCTAGTAGAAACTGCAGCAGTCTCAGACAACTGAACATCATCAGGTTCAATACTTACATCAGAGAAAGGAAGGATGGTTGTTGTGGGATAACCATTCTCCATGGTTCTGATTTGCATGGAAACGGGGATGTTTGTATCTTTCTTGAAGAAGTAAACATCGACAGAGGTGATAAATGCACCACCGTTTTCATCAACAATAAAGGATTGTGCCAAAGGGTCATACCAACCAACCTGCCTGAGCTCAGTTCTAGTAGAACGAACTGTTCGATCTTGAGTAACAGTATCGCGAACGATTTCAGCATTACGAACTGCCAAGACATTTTCCTGAACAGTATTCAGAGTACCACTTGCTTCGTAGTTTGTTTCAGCAGCGGATGCAACTGCACCTGCCAGACGTGAATCATTCTCATCGGTAGACAGTCTCAGAGTTCTTGTACCAGTTGCCCAACGGGGATTGGTATCAACTCCAGGAGAAGGAATGAAGAATGAAGTCTTCAGTTTACCGAAGCGGTCAGAGATAAGACGACGGTCCTTAATAACAGCACGAGCACCAGATGTGCCTTCCAGAACTTCCTGTACTTGGAAGTTACCATAGAAATCACCGACTGCCTGCTTAGCAAGTTCAGTAGTATCAATATTCAGATATGCTGTGGTAGATGCATACGATGTAGGAAGTTCTGTATCATCATATGGGTTGAATCTGTAGAAGTCATTAGGAGCAGCAACTTTAAATTTACATCCACTAGTCAAACCTGTTACAGTTTCACCAATAGAGAAAGGTGTTGAGTTTGTTCTATTATCAATCGCAGGATCTTTGATGAGTTCAATCATCTTAGGAATCTGATAATCAATGGTCTGCTTACCGTCAAAGAAAGAGTAGAAACGAGTTCTAGGCTTCAGACGTGCAACATCAACTTCAATATTTCTAGAACGAATCCAAGGAATACTAACACTAGAAACAACACTATCGCCCAGAGACTGACGATCGATTCTGGGAATAACACGAGTTCTAATGCCTTCTCTGGTTGCAGTTCCAGTCGCTTCAATAGTAGTAACTCTATTAATACGACGCATACCACGACCACCCCAGACGCCAGGGTTGGGAGATCTGCCACGGTCTTGTGCTAACCAGTGAGAGTTACGTTGGGTACTAGAACCAACGACTCTTTCCCCACTCCAGTTAGTTTCCCATGCTCTCCATTGAATAGGAGCAAAACCATTCTGGTCAACATTAAGTTCAGAAGAAGTCTGCTCAAAGTCACCTTCAATCTGTGTGACCTGTGCAGGAATTCTACTTGTATCCAACCAATCATCAGAACCAGGAGTCAGTGTTACACGACCAATATAGGTAAAGACGTTGAAGGGGTTGATATTTTCAACTCTAGAAGCATAAGGTTGCTCAATCAGTTTCTTCTCTGTATAAGGAAGAGTAATCAGAGGACCTGTTTGCTGATAGTTAGTAGAAAGACTTGTATTGATAACAAGAGGAATGTTAGTTGTATAGTGAGATGCTTGACACTCACCATATTGGAAATCAAGAGATGCTGCAAAGTCTTCATGTGCAGTATCAGACTTACCGTGATCGGAGAAATCATCAACGATAAAACCATTTTTCAGTCTGTTCTTACCACTAGAATCAAGAATCTGAGTATTATAGGTATTGGACTCCAGGATATTCAAGGAGGTATAATACTCAACTTGGTCAAGACGACGCTCTAACGCACCAATGTCACGCATCGTGTAACGCTTATTATCGGAGCGAGTGATGACCGTATCCTTTTCTGGGTCAAAACCATATGGTTTATGACTGATGGTTGCCAGAAGCATACCTTCTGCGATTTCATCAGGTGGTTGAGGTGCTTCCTCAGACTTACCTTTGATAACTTGGAACTCTCCCTCGGGAGTAACAAATACTTTGTCAACTCTAGGCAGATACCAGTTGAAATCACAACGGAAGTTGCTTTCCAACTTAGGAACATCAAAGACTGTTGCGTTAGGTGTGCCAGATACGTTGAATACTCTAGATTTAAAATCAAATGTAGAACAGTTGACGAATGCAGGAGATGCTACAGTACCAGTTCCACTATAGAGGTTCTTGACACCAGGACGGAAATCGAGATAATCTGCAAGGAACTTGAATCCAAAGAAAGGAATGTCACTATAAGTGGTGTCCAGATAGGATTGACCACCAAAATAATCACCTGTTGCAGAGTGAGTGTAGTAGTCAAGAACAATTTTCAGTTTTCTAATAGGTGCAGCAACACCTTTCTTACGAACAAGTTTAGAGATATTGTAGATAAATCCTGTCTGATTTACTTCCAAGAAGTAGTTGTCAGTAACAACCTTAGAACCTGCAACAACCGAACCTTCACTATCGTTGATAATAGCAGTGAGTGCATCATCATTACTATCGAAACCGTCGAGAGTTTCACCAGCAACAAACTGACCACTGAGATATACCAAACTCAGTTTCAAGGAACCAGAAGCAAAGTCAACAACTTTTGCTCTTGCTTTTGAGGTTCTACCAGTTACGATGCTACCTGTAGCAAAGAAAGTTGGTTCAACCAGAGTCACAGAAGGGATTACAGGATCATTGTCATCGTTAGATTCATACACAGCGTGCATACGATAACAATCAGTCAGACCCAGAGACAGTTCTTTGTCTTGAATCCTTGTACCATAAAGATTGGAATATACCAAGTTATAGTTCTGCTTATCAAGATTCTTATCGGTCTTGTTGACCTTAAGAATAAACATCTGGTTGCCAGACTTAGTTTTTCTGATAGTTACGTTCTTAGAAATAGTTGCAGTAACTTTAACAGAAGTGATATTTGTCAGGTTATCAATCTGAATCGTCGTTCTATCAGCAGATGTGAACGAAGTATAACCAAGATTACCAGGTGTAGCAGTATCAATAGTGATTTGGTCACCGACAGGGTGAGTACCATTAGTACCAGCAAGAACAGTGATTGTGTAGTTCTCGTTAGAGATTGACTGGAACTGCTCATTCTCAGGCAGAGTAATGGAAACAGAGTTTGATGCAACAGTCTGAGAATCAAATGTTCTTCTGACAACCATTGATTCGTCAGCAATGCTCTTGATATACTTCTTGGGCATTTCACTCAAGAGATCAGCATTCTGAATATCAAACAGTTTTGATCTGTAACGAACAAGAGTGGTATAAGTTCCTGCACTAGGAGCAGAAGAACCAGGAGTTACATTAACAACTTGGTTAGAATAATCAAAGATATTACCAATATCAGTATTAGCAACATCAGCAGGATCGATCTTATCTACAACAACAAAATCGGTACTGTTGAAATAGATCTCGTCTCCAGGTCTGAGATCCAAAGCGAAGTTAGATTGAAGACCTGTAATATCTTCAGAACCGCCTGTTGCATCATATGTAAACGTACTACCTTCAATGATCTGAGCGTCTTCCAGAACGATGTCAGCAGTGAACTCGATTGTAGAAGTTGTCTCATCTCTAGCAACAACCTGACGAGTATCAGAATACTGATAGATATGCAGAGAATCAATAGTATCCAGATTCTCACCATCAACGGTAAGCATTTCATTCTCAAGGAAGTTACCTTCAATTTGATATACATCAAATCTAACAGAGTTTGAGATAGCATTTACAAGATATGCTCTTGCACCAGAAGATGCACCAACAACCAAAGAACCTGCAGATACAGTTTGAGCACTTGTAAGTTCCAAGACACCAAACATCTGAACATCCATGATGTTCATCTTATATCTGTCGTCAGCGTTACCAAAGGTCGTATCTGGATCACTCATATGCTGCAGTGATGTGACACGAGCAAAACCAATCAGGTTACCAGCGGCACTACCCTGAGAAGCAGAAAAAGTGTCACGCAGTTCGATTGTCTGATATGCATTACTCAGAGTAGAACCAGTAATATTGGGGAATCCAAAAACATTCTGGACATTGGAGAAGTTACCCATTTCAAATGGGATAATGACGTTCTGTGCATCTTTTGTAGCACGAGGTTTTTCAAGATCAACAAAAGAAGGAGCAAGTCTACTAACTCTATAACCCTTGACGTATGCAATACCAGCACCAAACTCTACAGCATACTTTGCTTCATCGGCAGTATTGCCAGAGGATGTAGTCGAACCTTTTGCAAACACACCGTTGTTAAAACCATCATCAAGATTTTCTCTAACTTTGATTGCAAAATCTCTAACAACATAGTTGCCAGACTCTTCATATGTTCTTAATGCAAGACCCTTCTCAAGTTCTTCATATGCACTTCTATCAACAAGTTTCTCTACCTTAGAAGCATTAATACGAAGCAGTTCGATGAAGTTCTTATCAGCATCATCAGTCAGAAGTTTTTTGATCAGTCTCGTGGTGATTCTAAATCTATGAGCACCAGGTGCAGCATAGTTAGATGTTCCAGCAGCGTTATCGTTGAGACTAAGGTCATCTTCTGGTGTGACAATAGACTCTTGAATATCGAGACCGATACGATAGGAGGGGTTGCTTCCATACTGGTCGAGAAGGATGTATTGATAATCTACATCAACAAAGAAACCGCGAATGAAGTAGACACCACTCTGAACATATGCAACAGAACCGACTTGTAGAGCAGCGGTAGGAAGTAACTGAGCAAAGGGAGAACCAACCTCAATCAAAGTTGTACCGAACGTAATCTCGGCGTCGGTAATCAACTGTTCGTTGTTCTGGAAAGTCTCCTGATTAGCATTGACACCACCAGATTCAATGTACTTAACGTAAAGTGTGATGTAACCTTTATCAGACTCGGTAGAAGAAATACTATAAAGAACTTTTGCCTTAACACCTGTTGTAAGACCTTCAATAATCTTACCATTCAACTGAGTTCTATATTCCTCAACATCAGCACCAAGGAACGACTCCTGAAGCATGATAGCAGCAACGTTCAGGTCATAACCAACTTGACCAGGGATGACCATTGCGCCATCTTTGAACAAGTGAGAACCGACGTTTTCTACCTGATTCTGCAGAATACTCTGCATCGTAGTAAGTTCCCTTGCCTGAATAGGAAATCCAGGGCGGAACAGCACTCGATAAAAATTCTTGTCCTTATCGAAGTCGTCGTAATAAGGTGTGACGTTAAGGTTTGTGTTTTGTGCCATTAGAACTCGATTACGATTTTGATGTCTTCTACCTGGTCGTTTGCACGACTAATTGCTCTTCTATTATCTATGTAAACAACGTCACCGCTGTTTGACTTGATCTCGGGTTTTGCATACCCGTTGTTAAACTTCATACCCAAGTCATATTCGGTATTGTTGATAGTTCTAGAAGAAGAGTTAGGAACTGCAGGGAAGTTCACATCAGGTTGTCCAGCAGCACCAGATGTAGCACCACTAATGACGTTAGAACCATCAAACTCGTTTTGTGTACCTGTAACTTCAGGGAAGATACCATCAACATAGTTCTGATAATACTTCAGAACTTTAGTTGTAGGATTCCAAGAAATAACACGACCACGAGCAGTAACGTTTGTACCACCAACAACTCTTGTTTGAGTGATGATTTCATCAGGCACATAGTTGCCTTGGAATGTAGGGGAGAAGATAACTGCTTTAGCAGCAGAAACTGTCAAGTCAGAAATGAGTTCGGAAGTACCAAACTTGAGAGGATTGGTAACCAGACCAATACGACGATAGTCGTTATCGATAGGGAAGTCACCAGCACCTTCATCATAAGAAAGTTTTGCGTTGATCATGACACGGAAAGCGCCAATCTCAACAACAGCATCGGCACCATGTCCACCAGGAGGAGGCATGATGACATCAACTTGTCCACTAGCACCTGTACCAATACCTGTGATGGCATCAATACTAATCTTACCAAAGGTATAACCAGTACCACCAGAGGTCACAGTTGCAGAAATAATCTTACCACCATCAACAACGATAGAAACACGACCACCAGCACCGTCGCCATTGATGGCAACGTTGTCATAAGTACCATTGTTATAACCAGAACCTGCCGAGTTGATAACGACAGTATCGATTTCACCAGCGACTGCGTTAGTCCTTACCGCATCATTGGTAAAGACGGGCATGTAATCGTTGGAGAAAAACTTGAGAACGGAAGCAACGGGAATCGTATACATGTACTTCCAACGATATCCATCACCAGTAGTGATGATGCTGGTAGAAGTGCCAGTAGGTTCAACTGTAGAAGGTTTCCCATTCGGATCGGAAGGAGAAGTACCGTTATAGATGCACTTGTATACTTGATACTGAGAGTTTACGACATAGAAGTCGGAATCATACAGTTTTGTTGCACCAGAGGAAGCAGTTTTACTGGGAGAATAGTCATGGCGGTACATATCATAGGTAAAACCAAGTCCACCAGTAGTTTCTTCAGGAGATACCCAGTCAATACGACGAACAACTTGAACTGTATCCGAAGCGAGGACGCGCTTCAGAGAGATCATGTCATCATATGAACCAGAGAACTCTTGGAAAGAATCAACTGCTTGAGGTGGAGAGTTTTCATTGTCCCACGTCTGAGGACGACCGATGAATAAGTACAGACGATCTCTCGTTGCACCAGCAAGATCATCACTTTGAGTCGCAATAGGACCCTCAAGTGCTTTGATAAATTTTCTCGCAGAAAAAATCCTAAACTGATCAGTAAGTAGAGCTGCCATTTCCTAGGTGCTATTGTCCTCTTGTTTATTTATGCGGAATCTGAGCGGACCAATGTCACATACTCAATGCTCTTGATTCTATACGAACCGCCACCGTTACCAACTGCCAGTTCTCCGCCAAGAACTGCCTGAGCAGATGCACCAGATCCAGTTGTATCGGATACATCATTAGTAAAGGTGATCGTAGGATGGAGACTGTAACCAGCATCAACTGTTTGAGGGATTCCGTATCCTCCATTTGTGATTGAAATCGACGCAACCTGGTCACCTGCAGCAGTAAGATTTACTGTTCCAGTTGCCTGAATATCTCCAGTATTTTCAACTGTAATAGTTGGAGCAACAGTATAGTTTGTTCCATTATCTGTAATAACAAAATCAACGATAGTGCTATTATGAGAGAATTCATACAGGAATCCGTTGACACCAAGTGCAACGTTATTCAAGTTATAAGGAACAATATCCTTAAGTGTAAGTTTCTTAGTGTTATTATCCCAAGAAACAACTGTTCCTTTAACACCAGAAACATCACCAGTGACAAGTTCATTTACTTGGAAAGTACCACTACCACTACCAAGAGTTAGAACAACTTGTGCAACGTGCTCAACGCCATCACTCAGTCCACCTGCCGCAATGACGGTTGCAAACTTGAATGGTATAGATGCGTCTTTGATACTATCGCCAACTTGGAACAATGTAGTATTCTGACCACCTTGTGTCTCTTCAATACCATATAGAGAGTTATAGATACCACCATCGAGATTGATTTGATCGGCAAAGGTAGTTCCAGCATTGAGAAGATCGGGAATACCATCACCAGCACCATCATTTTCATCATCATCCTCAAAGGTTCTATTTTGAATAGTTCCGATAGGATATGTCAAAGTAATAATAGTGGAATCGGTTTCTTCGATAACTGTATGAGGAAGAACACCAGTACCAGAACTATTAGCAACGCCAGCATCAAACTGAACAATTGCATCTTCAGTAGAAGGAATACCAGCATCAATAAATGCCAGTTCATCGACTTCAAACGTAACTAACAGTTCTCTTGTCGCAGGATCCCAGTCATAGACTTTAGCAACTTTGTTGCCCGCATTCTCAACCCTACGGATTACTCGGTCACCAACATTAAAGCCGTAAGTGGAAACTCCATCACCATCGTTCTGTCCTGTGTCAAGAATGATTCTCTGATCATATTTGAAGTTTACACCTCTAGTTAGTCCTGTAAATCTACCCCTGCTCTTCGCAGTATATGTAATGGTCTCTTTATTAACGATAAGTTGACCAGAACCAGCATATGCATCAGTAGATGTGACAAAAATCTGCGTGTCTTGAGATCCAAGAGTTTTGGTAAGACCAGTAAGATAGATGTCAGTTGAGTTAAATGCTTGACGTGATCTTGTCTTACGTTTGAGATTAACGAGTTTTGTGAAGACAATATTTGGAGGAGAGGTGTATCCTTCACCAGGGTCAAGAACATTAATCCCAGTAATCTCACCTTGACTAATGACTGCTTCTGCCTTAGCACCAATGCCACCACCACCAGTGATGAGAATAAAAGGAGGTTCTTGATAGAACTCACCAGGATCTACCACACTGATAGAGGTAACCTTACCAAGAGTATCGATTTGAGCAGCACCCTCAGCACCTTGTCCACCACCACCTTCAAAGATGAGGTTGGGTGGTGTAGCATAACTTCTACCCTGATTTAGCAGAGACAGACCAGTGACAGTTTGAGTTACGGGAGTTGCTTTTGCCCCTGTTCCTTCACCACCAAGAATAACTGCTTTTGCAGAACCGAAGAAACTGTCACCCTTCTTCGTCATCTTAATGTATGAAATCGTTCCATCATTATTCAGAATGATGTCACCAGATGCCTGTGTTGGGAAAGAAGATACAAGATTGGGAACAGTATCACCTTCAAATAAAGGAACGCTGTAATACTTAGGACCAATCGCATATGGATACTGAGGAATACCAGATTGATCCTCAGTCATGAAGTATGCATATGTACCATTAGGATACTCAGGAGTGGGTCCAAACTTACCATTGAACTCATCAAGAGATTCCACAGAAGCAATGTCAACAACATATCCTGACGCACCTGCTAAACTTGGATCGTCTTGTGCTGGTGTATTACCATCTTGGAATATGCTTCTAATAGTAGCAAGTGATGGTTTACTAATAACTGGAGCAATGTATGTGTTATGGAATGCATAACCTAATGGGTTATTTGCTTGAATACCTGCTTGGGTACGCATTGAATCACTCCATTCTGGAGCAAGACTTCCGCCCTCCCATAGTTCTGTATATTCAAACATACAGAAGTTTAGTAAGTATAAGTATTCTTTAGCCGCTACTGCAAACGCATCTGCATCTGTTTTCCAAGCATTTCCACCATATCCTGATGAATCCCAAAAACCTCCGTCATATGCTTCTTCCATTGCTGCATATAAATCACCTGTCTGCCAATCACTTGCTAAGTAACTGTATAATTTAATGTCATCTGCAGGTAATCCATGCATGTGCAATGTGTGGAAAACGTGTTCAATGACTTCTTGTGCATCGTTGTCTCCGTCTCCGTAACCATCACCAGTTGAGTTCAAGTACCACACCATGTCATTTTGTACAGTGGTGTCAAATAAGTCAGTTAAGTTCCAATCAATAATACCTTGGTCAGTTAAGAAGTTTGGAGTGTACTCATCTCCTGAACCTCTTGCTACTCTTTGAATAGTTGGTAAACCTGCGTGATAAGTTCCACCATCACCACTCAATGTTTTGATCAAGTTTCTTTGGAATGTTTCGTTAATACCTGCACCATTTACATCTGTAAACAGTTCAACCATACGAGCAACTTTTTCTAACCATGCATCTGGAACTGCTGTTTGACCACCTACTGTGCCAGCACCCATTATTCTTACGCCGTTAGTTGTAACTTCACGCTTGAAGAAATCACTACCATCACCAACAACATTAACAATTGGACCATTGTTATATTCTGGATCTAAACTACTACCACCAATAGTAGCATCATAGATGTAGTCTTGAGTCAAATCACCAAGAATATATCCCTCGTTAACAAGACGGATACCATGACCAGAATCGAGATATGAGAATACATATGCAACACGAGGTGCATTCACAGGAATAGTGATTCTGATTTCTCTTGCTGTAGCAGTATTAAATCCTTGCAGATATTCTAGTTTTGTAACTGCAGATCCCTCTAGGTGGTAAGTTACTGAATCTTCACCAGTATATAAGTATGCCTCACTGCCAATGTTCGCAGGATCTCCTGTACCATGCCATCCGTCATTCGACAGAGAGAAGAACAGATAATGACTATCATTTGAAGAATCGTCTTGATTAAAGGCATATGTCTTACCTCTCTTCAAAGTCAAAAGTTGTTCTTCTTGCCCACCAACATAGAACTTATTATTAGAAACAGTAATAGTATACGTTACCGTACTTGCAGTGACAACTTCTTCTCTAGTACCAGGAAGTTCTTCTGTAGTTCTTAATCTGTAAGCACTAATCATTTTGCCTACAGTTCTACCTGTAGTGTATCCATATGGACCGTAGATGGGGTATCCATCAAAGGACATACCCAGAACCTTAGAGTGACCGTTTACGTGCCTAGAACGGTCAATGGTTGCTGGATCGTTAGAATCAGATTGATAATAGTTCTCAACATAATAGTTATTTACAATGTCCTCATCTTCAATAGTGGGATCGAGAATCATATAACCCTCGTCACCATCATATCCAGACATGTAACGATGGACTTTGCAATAGTAATAGATGCGGTTAGTTTCATCCGCATTCATCATGAATATAGGTCTGAACTCGTTCTCGTAATCGGTAGCAGGAGCAGCAGATGAACCAGTGCTGTTGTAATACAAAGTGCCACCAGTTAGCAGACCGTCTTGAGTCGTGCTGAACTGCATTGGATGACCTAAGGTATGCATTGCACTAGGTTGATTTGTAGAATCATCCTGATTCCAAACAATCAGATAGTTTCTCTTGACCCTGACATTTTCTGGAGCAAAATAATACTGACCAGGAACAAAAGGACCGAATTCGGTAGCATCGGCACCAAAATCAATATAGAAAATACCGTTAGGGAACATTATTGGATCTGTATTGACTCGCATACCAAATCCTGTAGAACCAAGAAGAAGGTCGCCATCTTCAAATGTTCCTGTAACGTCTCTGAGGTAAACTCTAGTGATTACATTTTGACCGTTCCTAACAATCTTTGCAATCTCACCACGAGCACTTCCACCAATTTCAGTTACAGTTCTACCAACTTCAACTTCAGATAATGTTTCGTCAATATTATTGACTGTCAACATCACATTATCAAACTCTACCTTAATATTCCAGACAAACTGCTCAAACTTACCCCATTCAAATACACCATTGGTATCTTTAAACTCATTTATCAGTTTACTTGTTTGATAATAATGAATATTGTTATCAACAATAACATCATTAGCATTCGTATCCTTTACATAATCATACTTTACAGTATCAATAGAAAAGTTGATTGGAGCATTGCCAACCGTTCCCCATTCGGGAGTGTGAAGAAGACCACCGTTCGCTAAAATACCAAGCGACTTATTATTTTGTCCTGTTCTAGTTCCAGGATTAGGAACGTCTTTACCGCCCCTGTAAATGAATACCTGATCAAAAGAACGATCTACAAGAGGACCACCACCAGGAACCGCCTCTGCACTTGTCCAGGTAGGTTTGGGATGGTTATCTGATTCAATACGAAGTCTATCATTCTTAACAGGAGGTACACCAGCAGTTTGAAAAGTGCCTCTAGTCAATGAGTTAGGATGTCTCTGCCAGATTCTATTGACATCAAAAGAATCTAAAACACTGGGTGTTTCGGAAGTAGGAACAATCTGAAGTCTTAAGGGGTCGTATCCTCTACCCCTTTCAAGAACACGGACATGAATGATTTTACCCGAGTCTGCGTCGATAATAGGATACAATAACGCCTCTCGTTCAGGCGTCCCGCAACCATCGATAGTTAGTCTAGGTGGATCTGCAGGATCATACCCACTACCACTGTTGATTAACTCAACTGCGCGTACACCAAAAACTTCATCGAAGATTGGCTTGATTACTGCGCCAGATCCAGGAACTGTTCTTGCCATTTATCCTCAACTTACGACGTTAATTGTACCTTGCATATTCGCATGGAGTGTACACTGATAATACAGTGTATTAGGAGCATCCATAGGGATAGTCCAGTAGAGAATCGAAGAACCGCTACCACTCTGACCAGTAGTGTATGGAGTACCAGTCAAACCTTGAGTTGACTGGATCCTGAAGGGGTGACCACCACCTTCGATCGTATTATCAAACGCATAAGTGAACCCTCTGTAAACATACAGCGTTGGGTCACGAACTGTACCATCAAATCCAGGACCAGCAAAGAAGTAATCATTGCTAGCATTTTCTATGGGAACAGTCAGTTCCCACCAAATCATAGGACTTCCACCCTGAGATCTAACCCAGTTGGTTCCGTTCCAGTATATATTGTCGCCTTGAGTGAGACCATTTGTATCAGTATCAGTCAGAGCAGCAAACGTAGTAGTAAGAGTGCCACTAAAGTCAACAGTCAATGTGTCACCAGAAACTGATGTTGTGATGTTAGTGCCACCAGCAATAGTCAATGTATCTGTTGCACTATCTGCATTGGTGCTTCCAGTATCACCAGCAACAGTTGCAAAGATATTCTGCTCACCTGCACCAGCAACATCATCACCAGGGATGAACTTATTGGTAGCAGCATTCCACTTTAAGACCTGATTGTTGGTAGGAGCATTAGATGTAAGGTCAACATCACTTAAGTCGTCAAGACTGGAATATTCAGTGATAAGTTTTGCTCTCACATCACCAACACCACCAGTTGCAATGTTGATGTTTACATATGGATCGTCAGCGCCATCGATCGTGAAGAAATATCCAGGGTAATCTGCTGCAGCAGGAGCAGCACCAAGCGATGTATATTCATTCTTATACTTCACTTGCGTTGGCATATCAATAGTAGCACCAAACGTTGAAGTGATACTATTAGATGCTAGGGTAATAACGCCCACGCCGTTTGCAGCAATGGGGATATTTCCATTACTAGAAGAGATGATAGAGTTACCATTGACATCCAAAGCAGATGTCAAGTTACTATAATCAGCAGCAACAAAGTTGGTGCCATTATAACGGAGAACCTGACCCGAAGAAGGGTTCAGCAAACTAACCGTTAAGTTCACTCCATTTCCTAGAGCAGAATATAACTCATTAAAGTTGTCATTAATTTTATCACCACCAATACGGAGGGTGTCCCCCGTATTGTCATTAGCAGAAGCTCCAAGGTTTAGTGCTTGTTTAGCCATTACTTACTGGAATTTTTAGTTATTTATGCGATCTCTGGATCGATTGCTTCTTCACCGTAAAGTGCAAGATTGGGAGCAGTCCAATCATCGGGTACGCTAGTTTCAACCAGAATCTCGGGATTGGCATATCCACTTCCTACATTGTTGATTTCGATGTTTGCGATACCAACCAGAGCGCGAATATTGCCATCGAAACCAGAGATGGAGTCGATTCTAACCGTAGGTCTGGATGTGTAACCAGATCCACCAGAGGTGACCTGAACCAAGTCGATGAAACCAGATGTCAGGTTAGCGTTACCAACGGCACCTTGACCGAAGATCGAACCAAGGTAATCGAAGGTGATGAGTGAGTTAGACGATTCGATGACCGCAACCTCACGATCCGTAGTCTCACCTTGAATATCTATAAAG